CCGACCAATATCGATGTGGGCGGGACGCTGGATGTGACGGGCGCGACGAAATTGGACGGTGCTCTTGAGGTGTCTGGTCATACGTTCTTGGACGGGACGGTGTCAATCGGATATCCGAATCCTGGCACGATCAACCAAATGTTAATCGGCGGCCCCTATACCAGTCCTGGCCTCTCCACCTATGCACAAGTCGTACAGATGTCAACCGCACTCACGGGCGTGACAGGTGATACGGCTTGGTTGGTGGGGATGCGCCTCAGCCCCAGCATCACGACACAAGCGAGTGAGACGATAGCGCATGTGGCATCGGTGGAGATAGCCGAACCGGAGATCACCAAAGGCTCTGGCGCGACGGTTACCCGTGCGAGCACGCTGTGGATTCGCAATGCCCCCACTGAGGGGACGAACAATTATGCCTTGTATGCGGGTGGCGACGTGACAGTGACTGGGTCACTGAGCAAGACCAGTGGAAGTTTCTCGATCGATCACCCGCTGCCGTCCATGAGCGACCATTCGCTAATTCATAGTTTCATCGAAGGGCCGAAGGCTGATCTGATTTATCGCGGCACCGTCACCTTGGTGGATGGCACCGCAGAGGTGGACTTGGATGAAGCCGCAGGGATGTCCAGCGGGACGTGGGTTCTGCTCTGCCGCGATGAGCAATGCTTTACCTCAAACGAAACCGGGTGGTTCCATGTGCGGGGTTCTGTCACGGGCAGCACCTTGACCATTGACTGCGAAGAATCGGATTGCACCGACACGGTGTCATGGATGGTCGTGGCGTGCCGCAAAGACCAGCACATGTACGACACCGAATGGACGGACGATGATGGGTATCCAATCATCGAGCCGCTGAAGTTAGCACCAGACCCTGAGCCAGAGCCATGATCTCCATCTCCTGGGCTGAAGTCGCCGCGATTGTCTCGGCGGTGTCGATTATCACCGGCTGTGCAGCGACCTATGTGCGGCTGGCTACAGTCAATGCGGTGCGGGAGATTCTCAACGACCGTCTCAAGGACTACATGGGCAGAGAGTTAGTCGAGACGCGCTTGCAGTATTTGGGCACAGAAATGAACTCGGTGCGGAAGGACATTGACTCCCTCACGCACATGGTCCAGAAACTGAAGTCATGACTACTTCAGAAACCTATCTCACGGCCATCCGTCAGTCCCGTGCGGCCTACGATGCGGTACTCGAGCGTCCCGTGGACGACGTGGGACTTGCAGAAGCGATCCGTCTTCAGATTGATCGTGGATTTAGTTACGACGATGTGGTCGGCTGGCTCCAGCGCAGCGATGAGTATCAAAACCGTGCCAAGCCGCCACCACCCCCAAAGGAACGAGCGGCATTACCCCCGCTTGAAGGGCAACTCTCCGTAGACGGCATGGCGTATGTCGATGCGTCAGGCAGGCGGGTGCCGCTCTTCTGCCATGCGGGGGATCTGTTATGTCTGTTTGTCGAAGGCCGTCTTGAGGGGAGCCAGGAAAAGGAGCAGCGGATTCATCGCGCCTTTGCTGACCTCCGCACACACGGGTATTCGGGACTGCGGTCCTGGTGGTCGATTCGCTGGAGTGGGCAGGAGCACCGCTACTGGGGGAACCGACAGTTAAACCCCTCCGATGACGCGCATCGACGGCTTATTGCTGAGTGTCTACGGATTGGGTCAGAAGACTATGGGTTACGCTGGCATCTGGCCTTGGGTTCAGCGGAAGACGTGCCTGCCAAGCCCATGACCGAGGCGTGGCACTGGATGGCTGACGTAGTGGCCGCGCATCCGCAGTGGTTTGCCCTGATAGAGGGACTGAACGAGGCGTATCACACAGGCGAGCCCAATCCAGACGTGGTGGAGAAGTGGGTCAATATCTCCCGGAACCTGAACCCCACCGTCCTCCATGCCCTCAGTGCGGCGGCAGGTGCTGGGGGAAGCGAGGAGACAGACGAGCTGGCAAAGTGGACGCCTGACTGGCAACAAATCTATCTCGTCCATGCCAGCCGCGACAATAACTGGGGTGATCAGACCCGTCATGTGTTCTCCACGGGATACAAGCGAGCACCACGTCGGCTGGGGTGGAGTGGTGAGCCGCCGGGGATGCGGTGGGGACCCCATCAGCGTGTCTCAGGGATGCCACAGGCCCATGAGTGGACGGATCGCCCGTGGCGCTATGCGTTTTATCTCGCGGTCACTGCGATGTGCCGACAGATGCCAACCTTTATGTGCAGTCACGGGGTCTGCCTTGAGGGGCGCTTCCGCGATGCGCCGGGATTTGACCTGGCTCCGCGCCTGATCAGCGATCTCCCGCCAGATATCATGGCCTACGATGAGATTTACCATGGTGGGACAACGCATCGGTCCCGTCGGGTCATTCAGGCCCCGGACCACTGCCGTGCCGACCATGTGCAGAAGTCGAATGGCGCGTGTGTGATTGCGGTGTATCCCGAACGCCCAGAGATAGTCGAGCAAGACCTGGTGTTTGACCGCGCATGGAAGGGGCGCGTTCATGACGCCTATGGCTACAGCGACTGTGTGGTGGGGCGCGGTGAAGTCATGCGTCGAGACATCTCCAATGGCGTCCTTTTTATCGGAGAGATTCTGTAATGGCCTATCCGATCCAGACACAGGTCTTCACTGTCTTTATGGGGACGCAGGAGGGTATTCATTCGGTGGCGCTGCCAGCGATTTACTCCTCCTCGGGGTCGCGGAACCTCTGGATCGACAAACTGGGACGGGCCAAGAAGATTCTGGGGTATAGCAAACAAAATTCGTCGGCTGTGACCACTAATACGGGCGGCACCGCCACCATGGTCCGGGCGCTCCGGGCCTATCGGCAGACTGGCGCGAGTTTCACGCGGCAACTGCTGGGTGTCTTTGACGACGGCACGGATGAGTGCGAGCTGTGGTACAGCACGGACGCGGGAGCCAACTGGACCTTCATTGCTGATTTCGGGAGTGGGTCAGTCGGGGCGATCCCGGATTTCGCGCAGGTCGGCAATACCCTGTTCTTTGCCAATGGCGTGGTGGCCCCTCGGGCGTGGAACGGCTCCAGTCTCTCCACGGCGGGTCCTGCATCAAAGTCCCCAACGCCTACCGCAGCGGTCAATACCAGCACGGGACAACTCAATGGGTCGTATACGTGGAAACTGATCAGCGTTGACGGCTCAGAAACACGGACAGCCGGGTCTACCACCAGTAATGTCATCCAGTTACAGGACGAGCAGTCCAATCTGTCATGGACCGCTGACAGCGATACGGACATCACCGGCTATGAGCTGTATCGGACGACAGGCACTGGCACGAATTTCTATTTTGTGACGTTTATCGACGGACGCACCACGGCGAGTTATACCGACAACGCGTCTGACCTCGACATTCTCGGCAATCGACTCTTGGAGGAACATGGCGATGCCCCGCCGACCGGATCCTACCTCTGCGAACCCCACAAGCAGCGACTCTGGTGGGGACGCACCGATACCAACCCGCGTCGTATACAGTGGTCTGACCCCGGCCAGCCCGATCAAGTGGGCATCAATAACTACCTCGATTTTACCGATCAAAGTTCAGTGGGGGACATCCTCACCGCGCTCCATGGGGATTTCGAGGGCATGTTGGTCGCTTTTCAGGAACGATCCATCTGGACTATCTCAGGAAGCGGACAAATAGTCTCAGACATCATGGGCTGGGTGCGGACCAAGTCCAATGCCGTCACCGGCACGGTCTCGCAACGATCGGTGGTCGCAGTGCCAGCCGGGTCTGTGTATACCGACGCGTCTGGAGACACGCGAACGACGAGCCGGGTGATGTTGGCCTATTTCACCCCACTGGGTGACATCCGCCTCTTTGACGGACAGAACGATACGGTGATTTCGACACCGGTCAAAGAGACGCTCAAGACCTTTCTCTATGCCCAACGGACAAAGGTGAATGCGTTCCACGATATCGAAAACGGCCATGTCGTCTGGTTCTGGCCTGGACCTACTACGTCTGGCGAGAATGCTGAATGTAATCAGGCGCTCTGCTGGAACTATCGCTGGGGCGTCTGGTATGTGTGGCCCACAATGCCGATGGCTGCCTCGACCACGGTCGATACGGCAACCGACACGCAGCTCATCCTGACAGGAGAGGCGCAGACGGGAAAGGGCGGTTTCTGCTACAAGTTCTTTGACGGGGATAGTTTTGACGGGTCAAACATCCCGGCGCGATGGATTACCAAGGTCCTCTACGGACAGGACAACTCGTGGTCAACGCGGCAGAGTCAGAGCCTGATGGCCTATCTCAAGCGGTGGCGCTGGCTGGATATCATTGCCGAGTCGGATTCGGATGTCACTCTGACGGTCGAATGGATGAGCGGGTCCGCCTCAGATGAATCCGTCAGTCGCGGAGCGGCTAGTAAGAGTTTGGAGCCCATCGGCTTACAGCTCATCACGGATGACGGCAACGGGATCGATACGTCTGACGGCAGTAATATCACCGTCCCGTATGAATCCGTGCAGAAGATTATCAATCTTGAAGGCACCAACGGTCACTACATCGAAGATGTGGGTTGTCGGATTCGCATCAGCGATGATGCGGCCAATGGCAGTTGGAGCCTGGAGGGTATGACCGTCGGGTATCAGGTCTTACCGGGGGCACGTCGGAGGTTACAGGACTGATGGCGCAACGACGCAAGCATTGGATTGCCGGGGCGATCAAACGACCGGGGGCGTTCCGTCGTAAAGCGGCAGCGGCTGGGGAAAGCACCGCCGAATATGCGAAGGACGTGCTCAAGCCGGGGTCTGAGGCGTCTACGCGCACCAAGCGACAGGCGAACCTCGCCCAGACACTCGGGAAGATGCGGAAGGCGTAGATGGCACGCAGTAATATCCCGCTCGACTTCATGACACCCGACTTTGCACGAGTGCGTGAGGAAACCGGCGTGGTAACAGAAGAGGCCGTGCGGTCCCTCTATCTCGCGTCTGTGGATAGCCGCCGTCGGTTATTGAGTATCGAGCAGATGTTTGGCTGGCAGGACGTGGCGTTTGCTGCCGGGAACTTCACAGCGAATAGTGGCACATGGACCGTAGCGAGTGGGGACCAGCAACTCTATCGCTATACCAAGATTGGACGTGTGTTGAGCGTGAACTTCTTTCTGGAGGATACAACGACCAGTGCCGGGATGGGCACACAACTGCGGATCAAGATGCCACTCGGGATGAAGGCCAGTGCGACGACCTATATGGGGCCGCTGATTGTGCGCGGCAGTGTCGAGACAGAAGGGTATGTCACTACCGAGGGGACCGACACCCTCTACTGCTATCGCACCGACCACGCCACCTGGCCGTCGAGTGTCACCAATAACATCGACATCCGTGGGACAATAACGTGTCAGGTGTCTGAATGAGCAAACACCCAGTGCCTGTGACCCTGCGGTCGGTGAGCAACGAGGACCACCCACGTTTGAGCGAGTGGTATCGTGACGACCGGGAAGGACTCGAACACTTCTTTGGCGTGGAACTACCGTCAGAGCAGGAGTATATAACACAGTTTAATCGGCTCTTTGAGCAGGTGCAGCAGTATACGGCCCGGATGCTCATCGCTGAACTGAAAGGCGAGCCGATTGGGTTTGTCATGGTCACCGACATCCCACCCACGCTGGAGGTCGGGCGTGTGCATATCTATCTCACGCCCAAGAAACGGCGCTATGCGGTGCGTGTCGGGAAGGCCGGGATGGCGGAAGTGGAGAAAATGGGACTGCGTCTGGTGTTTCAGAATGTCTTGGCCGCGCATCCAGCGTCTGTAAAGCTCGGGAAGAAACTCGGCTTTGTGCCGTCGCCGGTCCTCACAATGGTGAAGGAGTTACGCTAATGGGAGCAGCTGTTACCGCGTCTCCGTGGTTAATTCCAGCCCTTATGGGCGGCATGGGCGCGGTTGGGTCAGCCTTGGGGAGTGGTGCCCAAGGCCAGCTCAAAGGATATGGCGTGGGATCTGCTCCTCCCACGCGCATGTCTCTGGACCCCACCTTGCTCGGACAGGTCCTTGCGCCGATTGAGCAGGTTATGGGGATTGCGGCTGGCCGCGCTCGTCAACCGGTGACGCTGCCGGGGGCGTTTGCCCAGCCGAATCCCATGTATAGCGGGGGCGGTCTGCCGATGCCGATTGGAACAACCGGCGTTGATCCCGCCCTCCAGCAGCCGCATCTAATGGGACTTCAGGGTGTGAATATCGGAAAAGGCCCGCTGTCTCCAGAATATCGACAATATGGGGGAGTCGGGAAAAAGGCCGCCTGGGGAACCGTCTCGCAAGGTGACCCCCAGATGCCAGAAGTCGGCGGTGGAATGCCGCAACTCCAGGCCGCACTGGAACTCTTGGGTGTCCATCGCGATCCCATGGGGAACCTGAGTTCTGGGGGCACCGACCTGTTTACTGGGGCGGGAAACGGGGGAGGCAACGGGACGGGAGATTCAGCATACCGCTGCGACCCAGTGACTGAACGATGGGATGAAAACCTGCAGACCTGCGTGCCCATCGTCTTTGATAATGGACCAGGTAATGATGATGACGATGGCAAAGACGAGGAAACGAGATGTATCGATGGCAACGGTTACTGGTGCGCGGCTACGCAGACTTGTAGCCAGGATATAGGTGACTGTGTTTAGTTAATACGGAGTCCTGACTATGGCACGTACTCCAGGTTGGTCCGGCAGCACAGGAGCTAGCGGTAAAATCGTTGGCTACGAAGACTATCCCGACTGGGAGGGCTGGGAACAGGATTGGCCCGGTACGTCCGCGCAGGACCCGACTGGTGTCCCGCCACCCATTGGTACGGAGTGGACGACGCACTTCCGTCCCGGCGACATCCCCGGAGCCTACGGCCAGTATCAGGACTGGGCACAAGGACAGGGACAAGACCCACTCCCGCTCGACCGGTTCAACGACTTACAGTATCAGCAGGGAGTTGGTGCGATTCCTGACGCGCCTCCCGGTGACCCGGCGGCTCTTGCGAGCCAAGGCTATGGGCTTCAGTTTGATCCGCAGTCCACCGCAAATACCGGCTGGAATCTGAACTACGACATTCTCAATCCGCAAGGACAGCGGACGGGGTTTGACCTGTCCTCGACCGGTCCCTACGCGCAATTCCCCTGGGTCCCCGGAGGACCGGCATACAGCAGTCCTACACCCACGCCAACGCCTACACCAACGCCTGCACCCACAATGGAGATGATAGCTGAGACTGGTCCGATGCCCACCCCGACAAATGAGACGCCGACAAATCAGGCAACGTGTGAGGCGGGCGGCGGGACGTGGAACGGGTTTGAGTGCGTGCAGTCTGTCAGTGGGATAGGTGCTGACCCAGACAACATTGTGCGTCCCGACTGGGATCTGCCCCCAGAGTGGTTGGGTGACATCGCGAAGACCACAGAGGACATTCCGTTTACGCCGGAACCCTACGCGGAGCAGGCCACCTATCAGGTGGGCGATGATCCCCTCTCGCAACTGGTGAACGCGAATCTCGCGACCCTGTTAACGACCGGGGGCGTTGCCCCGACCCCCTTGGCCGGGAACATCGAACAATCGCTCCAAGACATTCTCATGGCTCGCGGTGCCGGGGCGGAGGCCGTCTCCCCGCTCGGGACACAGGCTGCTGATGAATTAGGCCGCGTCATTGGCGCACAGGGAGCCACGCCACGCACCGCCCAAACGCAAGGGTTGATGGACACGCTGGACGAGATTATCGGCAGCGGCGGAGCCGCCCCGACCCCGCAACTCGGGCAGGATGTCAGTGCCCAGTTGCAAGACCTGATCGCGAGTGGTGGGGCGTTGCCGTCGGATCCGCAACGTGAGGCGATGGAGATTGAAACAGCTCGCACCCCGCTGGATGTGTTGCGGCGTGCCCAACTCTCGCAAGGGCAAGCCGCCCTCGCGGAACAGGGGTTAGTCGGCAGCGGGGCGGGTCGGGAGTATCTGGAGCGACTGGAGGAGCGGCTGTCGCCCATGTATACCCAGGCCGCGCAGCAGATTGAACTCGCTCGACGCCAGCGTGAGCAGGAACGGTTTGGACAGGCATTGACGCTGGGTGCCCAGCAGGCCCAACAACAGGTCGCGTCTCGGGACGCCCGTCTGTCGGTCGCGCTGCAACAGGCGCAGACGATGTCAGGGCAGGAAGCCGCGCTGCGTCAGAATCAATACATGACGGCGCTCCAGCAGGCGACCGGGATGTCCCGCGAGCAGGCCGACCGTCGAGAGAACCGATTGCAAAACGCGATGACCCTTGCAACGGGCATGTCGCAGGAGCAGAGTCGCAATGTGCTGGCAACGGCGCAAACCCTGAATGATCGACAGCAGATGCTGAGTGATGTGGCCCTTCAGGCGCTCGACCGGAACATGGCCTGGAATGAGTTTCTCGCCAATTACGGATTAGACCGAGCGAAAACACTGGATGCCATTCAGACAGGGCGCATCAGCGCGATTGTGCCGCTCTTGGAAATGTATATGCGTGCCGCCGGGTTGGCGGGACAAGGCTACGTGGAGGATTAACTCATGGCCTACGGGATACCACCATTGGGAGGCCCCATGGCAACCCCGGCGCGACCGGTGCAACTCGCGCCCACGCTGGGAACCCCGCCACGTCAGACAGCCAGACGCCCTCCGTCGAGGCGCGTGCAGCAGCAACCAGGGCGACCACCGCAACCTACTCAGCGTCGTCAGCGTCCTCAGCGTCCTCCCGGTCGAGGCGCAGCCCCTCCAGGACTCGCGCAGCCGATTGCGGACCCGATGCAGTTCCCGCCCTTGGCCGAGGAAGTAGCGGACCTGGGCGCGGCAGTGGGCATGGCGCGATTTCCAGGCGTGGGACAACCCGGCAGCGAACGCGGCGTACTTGATGTGCGACGACGGAGGCGCGTATGAATGGTGACTTACTCGGACGGATGCTTACTGGCGCAGCGCGGATGGGGATGGCTGGATGGCAGGCCCAGCAACAGGGACAGCAACCAGGGCTGCAACGCCCGCTCGCGCAGGGACCGTCGAGACTCGGTCAGCCGATGGCAACTCAAGCGCCAGCAGCGACCAATCGCGCCCCTGATATCCGTCGAGCGTTAGGGAGGCCCAGTCGCACGCCCCCACCGGGTGGCAGTGGGGCGGCTCCGCCGAACTGGGGGCCTTATTCCCCGTTCATGCGAAGGCTCCAGGGCCGTTAGGACCAGATCATGGCAAAACGACGAGCATTGGGACGCGCCCTCACCGGCTTTGCGGAGAACTTTCTGCCAGCGTGGCAGTCCATGCAATACATGGATCACCTCCAGTCTCGGGAGGAGCGGGACAAGGCGAGAGACGAGCGCGAAGCTCGCACCGCGTGGCTGGACGAGTCAGAGAGAGTCGTGAACAGAATGCGACAGACGGCAGCGACTCCAGAGGAGATGGAGGGTGAGCTTTCGAGCCTCGTGGCCGCATTTCCAGATATCGACCCGGACACGCTGCGACAGTCGCTTGCGCCAGGTCTACTAAACAGAGGCGAGCGAATCCAAGGCGTGATTCAGAACCTCGGCCAACTGGCTCCATTCGCTCCGCCCTCACTCGTTGGGAGCGTGGCTGAACAAATGGGCCTCACCGAGAGAGACAGGCTCGATTCACTACCCAGTCTCCAAGTGACAGGGACGGCCCCGCTCGCAGGACCAGTCGTCAGTCAAGTCGTCCCAGGGCCGCGTGGTCCTGGCATCCCGTTTGGTCGAGGCGATCTACGTGTGCCTCCTGACCTCTTGGAGGGGACTGCCGCGAAGGACGTAGCGTCCGTGCAAGCAGATCCGGCGTTTACGCCCCTGGACACGCAAGTAGCGCCAACCGTTCACGGCTGGGGGCCTCAATGGGAGGTCACGCAGTCCGCGTTACAGGAAGGCGAAAGAGCGCGACAGGAAATGCTTGGTGAGTTTGCGACAGCGGAGCAGGTCCGAGAGCGGTCGACGCAAGAAATGTTGGACAACAAATACTTGCAGGACAAGATAGACCGGGAGCTGGCGGAGACGGAGGCCGATCCCACACGCTTTGATGCGTTTGAAAACTGGAAAAAACAGCAAGAATGGACAATAGAAAACTGGTCTATGCAGACAGGGTTGCAGGCGGAGCGAGCAGCGATCATGGAGAACGCCACCGTGCCAGGTCGACTCGCCTTCTACGAGGGCCAGCTTGATTTAGCATATGAGTCTGACCAACGCCGTGCCGAGTTTGATGTGGCGCAGAGGGCGCTGGTGGAGGCGGCTGCGCTTAACGAACGACTGCAAGACGACATCACGCGAGCGACGGGACTCGAATTTGAGACGCTACAACGAGCACAGGATCTCCGCGACAGTCGAGCTGCCGGCATACAACTGAATTACCAGCAGCAGGGAGAGTTGGATAGGGTGACGGGTAAACTCGGGAAGGCGAGGATACTCCACTCGGTGGCCGAGCGGGAGGGTGTGCTTGATGCGGAAACGCGAGAACTCATTAAACGCGCCCAAGGCCCACTCTCAGATGCAGAATTTAAGCAGTACAAGCGACGACAAGTCCTGAATACGGTCCTGAACGCGCCAGCCGAGACGTTTGCGATCCAGTATGGCGCGGATGGCAACCCGTCCGAGTCCCTCATGTTGTCGCGTGACAAAAACACCGGCGAGTGGCGTTATGACTCCATGGGCGCGTTCCATCCAGAACTCCACGACGACTACGTCTCGGGTGGGCCATATGCAGATATCATCGGATCCGCGTTTCAGGCAATGACCAGTGGTGAGGTCGGTCCTGTCTCCCCGCCAGCGGCTGGGCCACCAGTCTCAGAGGACCCCGTTGACGCTGCCACGGTGGGAGGCCTGGAAACTTATAACATCCCAGGCCGTGGAGAGGTCACGGGTCCGGCGGGAGGCTATATCAGGAGAGATCGTGTTTACCCCCCGACCCCCGTCCGAGAAGTGAGTCCTAGCGAAAGATGGGGGTTTGGAGACGAGGACTATACTGGGCCTCAAGGCGTTACGACCGAAATGACCCCGGAAGGCCCTGTCTTTTATCGCAGGTCAGAAGAGGGGCTCTTGGGCGGAGCTTTCCGTATTCCTGTACCGATCAGCCACGAGGACCTACTGGCGAAGGAACTGGACCCGTTTGAGAGGAGTTTAGCGCAAACTACCGCCGCCCTGCGTCAGGCCAATGATGAATTAGAGAAGTTTACACCGCCGGAGGGGAGGTGGGCGACCGGAGATGCCCAGATACAGAGCGAGAGGCTACGGGCGTTCATAGCGGATCTGGAAATGGAAGCGCAGAAGAATATCAAGCGGCAAGCACAAATCATGGACTGGTTTAGAGTGAAGCCCCCGCCACAGGATAGAGATCCAGGTAAAGGAGGCTTTGTCATTGGCAATCCTATCGAGCAGGGACGACCGGATTAGGAGAGACGATGCCCCCTTCACTGTCAGACTGGGCTGGTATTGAATTAGACCGTCGCTTGGCTCGTGCGAAAACCCCAGGCGAACGTGATCGCGTGCGTCGAGAGGCCGAACAGGCGCGTCGTAGTCCCGCTGCGCTGAAGCGACTGGCTGATATTGCCCAGTATGGGCGCTTCCAGAGCGGACCCTGGGAGAAGGCCCAGTATGGACTCGCTGCGGGCACCCTGGCACCACTGCTTCCCTATGTCGGATCGTTGCTCGGCCCAGTAGGGACCGGCATTGGCACGGCTGCGGCTCTTGGGTTGGGTGCCATCGGGGGGTTGAACCTCGCGGAGGGTGCGAGTCGTCGGTCTGAAGGTTTACCTGGCAGCGGGATGCAGATGGGGTTTGGCGCTGCGGATGTTCTGACTGCTGGAGGTGGCAGTCGTCTTCTCCGGGGGTTGCGTGGGCTGCGTGGTGCGAAGGGTGCTGCCGCTACGCCAGCCGGGGGTGTCTCTGGAGCGGGTCCCTTTGGCTATTCTGCAACCGGGGTCAACGCAGCCGCCACGCCACAAGCGTCTATCCTGCGCGGGTGGGACGACTGGAAGGTGCCTGGTGGGGATGTTTCACATCCGAGTACCCGCACCACCGGCACGGCTTGGCGCACCGATGACCCACTTCGCACTGGTGGTTATCCACCCGTAGACGTTCCTCCCCGTGACCCACGGACCCGCACCACC